ACGACAATGGTCAAATGACATTTAGTCTAATCACTTTTCACGAAGAAGAAGTTGGAGTTTTGTATGAACAAGACGAAACATTTTATAAAGGACCAAAACAGAATAAATTACCAAACATTAAAAAAATAGAAGATGGCGGGAATTAAAAAAAAAGAAGGCGGCGGAGGATTTAAAGATAAGTTCTCAACCAAAACAAAATATAAAGAAACAAGCTACTACTTTTGTGGTGATGCTTTCTTAAGTGCTAGTGGATTACCAGGTCCTGTTATGGGAGGTATTAATATGTTCTTGGGGCATAGTAATAGTTCTAAAACAACTGCTATGATATTAGCTGCTGCTGATGCTCAAAAGAAAGGTCATTTACCTGTCTTTATCATTACTGAAAAGAAATGGAGTTGGGAACACGCGGTTGAGCTAGGTTTGGATGCTAAAAAGAATTCTGATGGTGAGTGGGACGGTGATTTTATTTTTAACGATAGTTTTGACTATATTGAACAAGTAACAGATTTTATTAATGAAGTATTAGATGCTCAAGAGAAAGGTGAGATACAACAATCTATTTTATTCCTTTGGGATTCTGTAGGTTCAATTCCTTGTAAGATGACATTTGATGGTAAGGGTGGTAAACAACATAACGCAGCAACACTTGCCGACAAAATTGGTATGGGAGTTCACTCAAGAATTTCTAAATCGAAGAAAGAAGATTATGCGTATTACAACACATTAGTTGTAGTTAATCAACCTTGGGTTGCTCTTCCCGACAATCCATTTGGACAACCAACAATCAAGGCAAAAGGTGGTGAGGCATTATGGTTAGCATCTTCATTAGTATTCTTATTCGGTAATCAAGCAAGCGCGGGTATTAATCACATCACAGCAACTAAAGGAGGAAGAACTGTGAGATATGCAATCAGAACTAAGATTTCAATATTGAAAAACCACGTAAATGGTTTAGGATATAATGATGGAAAGTTAATTGCAGTACCACAAGGATATATTGAGGACACTAAAGAAGCATTAGAATCTTACAAAAAAGAGTATTCACAATATTGGAATGGTATTTTATCAGGAACAGGAGAGTTGACTTTAGAAGAAACGACTGATGATATCAGTGAGTAAGAAACAATTTTTATCACATCTAATTTAATAAAGTGACTAAGACACTTTTAGTAGACGGAAACAATTTATTTAAAATAGGATTTCACGGAGTAAAAGATTTATATAGTGATGGAGACCATTTAGGTGGAATCTATCACTTTATAAACATACTTAGAAAATTCTTAGATGAACATGACCACGATAAAGTGGTTGTATTTTGGGATTCCAATTCATCTATTCGAAAGTCTATCTACCCACAATATAAGGCTAACAGAAGGCAAGATATGAACGAGTATAAGTACGAATCATATCTTAACCAACAAGTAAGAGTTAAAGAATACCTTGAAGAAATTTTTGTAAGACAAGTTGAGGTAATTGATAATGAGGCTGATGACCTTATTGCTTATTATTGTAAAGTTGCTATCGATGAGCAAATAATCATCTTCTCAGCTGATAAGGACCTTACCCAGTTGATTAACGAGAACATTAGTGTGTATTCTCCCATCTCAAAACAATACTTCGGTAATGGGGATAATATCGTCATTAATAAGGTTAACATTCCACATTACAACGTATTACTCTGTAAAATCTTTACAGGAGATAAATCAGATAATATTGATGGTATTGAAGGGCTTGGAGAAAAGACCTTAATAAAATACTTTCCTCAAGTGCAGGAAAAACCATGCACTGTGGAAGAATTACTCGATATTGCACGAAATATCCCGCAAAAGAAACCTATTAAAACATTAGTAAATCTTTTGACAGGTAAGACAAAATCAACTATACTTGGAGAAGAGTTTTATATAACAAACAAAAAAATTGTTGACCTCACAAACCCATTAATTACAGATGATGGAAAAACATTAGTTGAACAAATCTATACAGATACAATTGACCCCACAAATAGAGGTTACAAAAACTTAATGAGAATGATGATAGAGGATGGTCTCTTTAAGTATCTACCCAAAAATGACGAAGCTTGGGTAAACTTCCTAAAACCATTTATGAAATTAACAAGAAAAGAAAAACGAAAAACAAACAAAAATTAAAACTATGAAAGAACAGGACAGTACGAAAATGGAGTTCCTTTTGACACTCAACGATAATATCGTTGTTCAAAGATTCTTTAATGTTAGAGGTTACAACCCAAGGGCAAAAAACTCTTTAGAGTTGTATGAGTATGTTAAAGGTCTAAAAGAAGAATTAGAGTATTACCTTAAAATGAAGACAGTTATCTATATGATGGATAACCAAGACTCAATTATTCATGACCCAAAAATTATGGAAACTTCATTTACTGAGGGACCAGAAATTTTTAATCTTTTTATTAAAGTTGGCGAACAGACATTATGTCATAGAGTTTTTGACGGAAAAAAATTTCCACCAAAAGTTCGTTATACAGTGGATGTAAGACCATTTATTAAAGATGTTCTTCGTGAGTTAACTGACATTTTTTCAAATAGTCAATTATCTCACAAATATTTGGAATTCGAACTAAACAAGTAAGTATTTAATAATACAGGGGATACGAAAGAAGATTATGAATAAAAATTTTGACTACTTAGGGAACACCTTTCAATTACAATTAATCAATCAAATTATAGAGGACAAAGATTTCGCATCATCAATTATTGATGTGATTGAAAGTTCATATTTTGACAACAAATACTTTAAAATCATTTTACAGATGATTAAAGAGTATTATGTAAAATACGAATCTTGTCCTAACTTTGATACTTTGGAACAAATTGTTAAGTCTGAAATTACACAAGAATTGGTTGCAAAGATTGTTTTGGATACCCTAAAACAAATAAAAGACGCACCATTTGAGGGGACGGTTTTCGTACAAGAGAAAGCCTTGAAATTTTGTAAACAACAGGAACTTCAAAAAGCTATGGATAAGGCTCAAAAGATTATCACCGAAGGTGACTTTGAATCTTATGACAAAGTAGAAGGACTTGTTAGAGAAGCCCTTCAGGTAGGTGAGGTCGAGAAAGATGTCACAGACATATTCATGGGACTTGATACAGTATTGGATGAGGATTATAGACACCCAATTCCGATGGGTATTCCTGGTATTGACAATCTACTTAAAGGTGGTTTAGCCAAGGGTGAGATTGGGGTTATATTGGCTCCTACGGGGGTTGGTAAAACCACAATCCTTACCAAAATTGCTAACACTGCTTTCAACTTGGGGTATAACGTACTTCAAATATTTTTTGAGGATAATCCAAAGATTATTCAAAGAAAACACTTTACAATATGGACAGGTATTGAACCCGATAATTTAGCACTTCATAAAGAAGAGGTGATTGGTAAAATTACCGAGATTCAAGAAACAATGAAGAATAAGTTAATCCTTAAGAAACTTGCTTCTGATTCAACAACCATGGGTCAAATCAAAAATCAAGTTAGAAAAATGATTGCTGATGGAAACAAGATTGATTTAATCTTATTAGATTACATTGATTGTGTATTACCTGAATCAAGTGCAAAAGATGAATGGAAAGCTGAGGGTTCTGTAATGAGAGGTTTTGAGGCGATGTGTCATGAACTTAATCTTGTTGGTTGGACTGCAACCCAAGGTAATAGAAGTTCAATTTCATCTGAAGTTGTAACAACTGACCAAATGGGAGGTTCAATTAAGAAAGCTCAAGTTGGACACGTAATCATCACAGTGGCTAAAAGTCTTACACAAAAAGAAATGAATTTAGCAACGATTGCCATTACAAAGTCCCGTCTTGGTAAAGACGGAGTTGTCTTTGAAAATTGTAAGTTCAACAATGAACTTCTTGAAATAGATACTGAATCTTCAGTAACATTCTTGGGCTTTGAGGAGCAACAAGAGGAAAGAAAAAGAGATAGAGTTAAAGAGCTCCTTGAGAAAAGAAAAGAAAGAGAAGCACAGAAAAAAACCATTTAATTAAATATCTACTTTTTTAAAAAAAAACTTATTTTTTTAATCTAAATTGTTGGTCGATTGGTGTTCGACCACATATTTATCATAAAAATCAACGATTTTTTAATAAAATAACTACACCTAAAAATTTACAAAGATGGACATTTCAAACAGAATTTTATCGGATATAACTGTGTATATGAAATACGCAAAGTATATCCCTGAACTAAAAAGAAGAGAAACTTGGCAAGAATTAGTTTCAAGAAACATGGAGATGCACATTAAGCAATATCCTAAATTAGAAAAAGAAATTCGTGAGAATTACATGTACGTTTTCAGAAAGCAAGTATTACCCTCAATGAGGTCAATGCAGTTCGCAGGAAAACCAATTGAAATCTCACCTAACAGAATTTACAATTGTGCCTTTGCACCGATTGATGACTGGAGAGTATTCTCTGAAATCATGTTCTTACTTTTAGGTGGAACAGGTGTTGGTTACTCAGTACAAAAACATCACGTTGATACTTTACCTGAAATCAGAAAACCAAATAAAGAAAGAGGAAGAAGATGGTTAGTAGCCGATTCAATTGAAGGATGGGCTGACGCTGTTAAAGTGTTAGTTAAATCATACTTCTTTGGTGGTTCAAAAATTGAATTTGACTTCAGTGACATCAGACCAAAAGGTGCAAGACTTATCACATCAGGTGGTAAAGCTCCTGGTCCTCAACCATTGAAAGAATGTTTAATCAAGGTTGAAGGAATCTTAGATTCAAAAGAAGGTGGTGAAAGATTAAAACCAATTGAAGTACATGATATCGTTTGTCATATTGCAGATGCAGTATTAGCTGGTGGTATCAGAAGAGCAGCACTTATCTCATTATTCTCAGCAACTGACGAAGAAATGATTGGATGTAAGAGTGGAGCTTGGTGGGAAACAAATCCACAAAGAGGTAGAGCTAATAACTCTGCAGTTTTGATGAGACACAAAATTACCAAAGACTATTTCATGGAGTTATGGAAGAGAATTGAAGCAAGTGGAGCAGGAGAACCTGGTATCTACTTAAGTAACGATAAAGATTGGGGAACTAACCCTTGTTGTGAAATTGCTTTAAGACCATTCCAATTCTGTAATCTTACAGAGGTTAACGTATCTAACGTTGTATCTCAAGAAGATTATGAAGATAGAGTTAGAGCAGCATCTTTCATTGGAACATTACAAGCGGGATATACTAATTTTCACTATTTGAGACCAATATGGCAAAGAACAACCGAGAAAGACGCGTTGATTGGAATATCAATGACAGGTATTGGTTCAGGAGCTGTTTTAGGTTTAAATATGAAATTGGCGGCTAAAGTAGTTAAAGAAGAAAACAAAAGAGTTGCAGAATTATTGAATATTAACGCATCAGCAAGAACAACAACAGTTAAACCTGCGGGAACTACATCATTAACTTTAGGTACGTCATCAGGTATTCATGCTTGGCATAATGAATATTATGTTAGAAGAGTGAGAGTTGGTAAGAATGAATCAATTTATTCACATTTAAAAAATAATCATCCTGAATTAGTTGAAGATGAATATTTTAGACCACATGATACTGCGGTTATTGGTATTCCACAAAAAGCACCTGAAGGGTCAATCTTAAGAAACGAATCACCAATTCAATTATTGGAGAGAGTGAAAAAAGTTCAACAAGAATGGATTAAACCTGGGCATAGAAATGGAAATAATGCACATAACGTATCGGCAACAATCTCAATTAGAGAGCATGAGTGGCCAGCAGTTGGTGAGTGGATGTGGGAAAATAAAGAATATTACAATGGTCTTTCAGTATTACCTTATGATGGTGGAACTTATATTCAAGCACCGTTTGAAGATTGTACAAAAGACAAATACGAAGAATTAATGAAGGCTCTTCATGATGTTGATTTATCAAAAATTGTTGAAATGGATGATGATACCGATTTAAGTGGAGAGGTAGCATGCGCGGGTGGAGCTTGTGAAGTCACACTCGTTTAAAATCATGAAAGATAATTTAGTTCAAAATATTATTAATGGAATTTATTATTCAATTAAAGGAAATAGATAATAATAAGAGGGAGAAGCCAAAACTTCTCCCTTCTCATTTTTATGAAGAAAACGGTAGAACGGTTTTTACTGAAGAATATCATATTGAAAGAGGATATTGTTGCGGTAATGGATGTCGTCATTGTCCTTATGAACCAAAAGTACAAAAAGGAAATACGGCTTTAATAAAAAAATAAAGCAAGTATATTTATCTGAATATGGCACAAGGACTGACATACGGATTAAACTTTCCATTTAGGGATTCTAGAAAAGGTGATTACTTACAACTCACTGAACTAGAAAAACAAGAAATAAAGGCAGACCTAATACATTTATTATTAACAAGAAAGGGTTCGAGATATTTCTTACCTGCCTTTGGAACAAGATTGTATGAGTTTTTATTTGAACCTTTTGATGGATTGACTTTCAGTGCGATAGAATCGGATATAAGAGACGCGGTTCAACAATTTATGCCAAATCTTTTAATCAATAACTTAACAATAGAACCAGCCGACCCACAAGAAGAAATTGATATTGCCACAGGTCAAAACATAATTGGAAGTGGAGAATCTTCAATTTATCGTGTACCAGGAAAGGGAACTTCAGAATATACAGCAAAAGTTAGAATAGATTATGCTGTAACTAATTCTGCATTTGCACAAAGTGATTTTGTGATTATTAATATTTAATATAAATGGCGAATCGTAAAATATCATATACTACCAGAGATTATCAGGCAATAAGAACTGAATTATTAAATTATGCCAAAACATATTATCCTGATTTAATTCAAGATTTTAATGACGCTTCTGTTTTTTCTGTTTTTATTGATTTAAACGCCGCTGTAGCCGATAACCTACACTATCATATTGATAGAAGTATTCAAGAAACTGTTCTTCAATATGCACAACAAAGGTCATCAATCTACAACATTGCTAGAACATATGGTTTGAAGTTGCCAGGACAAAGGCCATCAGTGTCTTTGGTTGATTTTTCTATCACAGTACCAGCTTTTGGAGATAAAGAAGATGAAAGATATCTTGGAACTTTATTAAGAGGTTCTCAAGTTGTTGGAGCGGGTATAGTATTTGAAAACATTTACGACGTTGATTTCACTTCACCATATAACGCCCAAGGTTTTCCAAATAGACTTAAAATACCAAACTTCAATGCAAACAACGTTTTAGTTAACTATACAATTACAAAGAGAGAAGTTGTTGTTAATGGTATTACAAAAGTATTCAAGAGAGTTATTACTCCAAATGATGTTAAACCTTTCTTCGAATTATTTTTACCTGAAAAGAATGTGTTAGGTATCACAAGTGTACTTTTAAAGAGTGGAACTGATTATACAAATGTACCAACAACTGCAGAATTTTTAGGGGCTTCAAATAGGTGGTATGAAGTAGATGCCTTAGCCGAAGATAGAGTTTTTGTTGAAGACCCAACAAAAGTATCAGACCAACCAGGTATTAAAGTTGGAAGATACATCCAAACTCAAAATAGATTTATTACAGAATATACACCTGAAGGATTTAAGAAAATGACTTTTGGTGGGGGAACAAACACAGCACAAGATGCCTTAGACCAATTTACAACAGTTGGAGCAACTCTTGATTTACAAAGATACTCAAACAACTTTTCATTAGGTTCAGCATTGACTCCAAACTCTACATTATTCATTCAGTATAGAGTTGGTGGTGGTTTAGCAACTAACTTGGGAACAAATGTTATCAATCAAGTTGGTACCGTTTCGTTCTTTGTTAATGGACCATCAGAAATTACAAACTCAGCTGTTGTCAATTCTTTAAGATGTAATAACGTTACTGCTGCGATTGGAGGTGCTGGTGTACCTTCATTGGAAGAAATTAGAAACTATGTTTCTTTTAACTTTTCAGCACAAAAAAGAGCCGTTACTGTTCAGGACTATGAATCCATAATAAGAAACATGCCATCAGAATTCGGGGCACCTGCAAAAGTTTCAATCACTGAAAACGACAATAAGATATTAATTCAAATATTATCTTATGATTCTTCAGGTAAGTTAACAAGTATTGTGTCAAATACTTTGAGACAAAATATTGCTAATTATCTTTCTAACTATAGAATGATGAATGACTATATTTCAATATTGACTGCAGAGGTTATTGATTTGAGTATGGATGTTTCTATTGTGTTGGACTCAGCACAAAATTCAGGACAAGTTATTTCAGACGTTATTGATAAAGTATCAACATACTTAAATCCACAAACAAGACAACTTGGACAGAACGTATATCTATCAGAATTAAGTAGTATTATTCAAAATACAAATGGTGTTTTAACCGTAGCTAATATTGATGTTTACAATGAAGTTGGAGGACAATATTCATCGGCTGAAACATCAATGGAATATTCAGACCCTGAAACCAAATTAATCGGTCCAATTGATGATACAATCTTCGCTCAACCATCACAAGTATATCAAGTAAGATATCCTTCTAAAGACATTAGAGTTTCAGTTAAGAACTTCCAATCAGTTACTTTATCTTAACAGGTTTATTATTTTCTCTTTTAGTTTATATTTTAAGGGTGTAGGTTTCTTTAAAAATTCCACATAAACTATTTATTAACTAAAGGACTTTAATGGGTCAATCATACAGAATAAGAACAGAACAGGGTGTCAATAAAACTATCAACGTCCAATTAGACCAAGAGTACGATTTTTTGGAGATATTGTCATTGGCAATCCAACAAGCAGATATCTACCCTCAAAGTTGTGCGGATTATGGTGTGATTGTAGGTAGGGTTACAGCAAACAATGGATTAGGACTTCCGAATGCTAGAATTTCTGTTTTTATACCTATTAGTAGTATTGATGAATCAAACCCGATTATTTCAAGTATATATCCTTACAAATCTCCAGCTGATAAAAACGAAGACGGATATAGATACAATTTATTACCTTACGAAAAATCATACTCAAAACACGCTGCGACAGGAACATTACCAACAAGAAACGACGCTTTAACAGGTTCAACTGCGGTAGAGATATTTGACAAGTACTACAAATTTAGTTCTAAAACAAACGAGAGTGGTGACTACATGATTATGGGAGTACCTCAAGGTGCTCAACAATTAGTGATGGATGTAGACCTTTCTGATATTGGTGAGTTTTCATTAACACCTCAAGATTTAATTAGAATGGGCAGAGCTACAGAAGCTCAAGTTTCAGGAAATAAATTTAGAACATCAACAGACTTAAATTCACTACCACAAATAGTTTCTCTTACAAAATATGTGGATGTTTCACCTCTTTGGGGTGACCCTGAGTTATGTCAACTCGCAATTAATAGAGTTGATTTTGATTTAAGAGATGATGCAAATATTGATATTCAACCAACATCTACTTTCATGGGTTCGTTATATTCATCACCAGATAATATGAGGATTAGACCTGGGTTTAAGTATGCAGGAATATTTTCAGTAGCGGGATGTAAGCCAAGAGATAATATGGGTAACATGTGTTCCTTGCAATCAGGTCCTGGACAAATTTTGGCAATTAGACAAACAATTGGACAAGATGCACAAGGTAACCCTGTTTTGGAACAATATGAATTAGAACAAGCGGGTAATATAATTGATGGTAATGGAGTATGGTTGACCGAATTACCAATGAATTTGGATTACATTTATACAAATGAGTTTGGTGAAAAAGTATTATCTAATGACCCGAATGTCGGAGTTCCAACTAAAGCCAAATATAGATTCAAAGTTAAATGGCAACAACCGCCAACATTAACGGAATCAGTTAGAAGAGGATATTTTTTAGTTCCAAATGTTAGAGAGTATGGCTGGACTTCAACAACTAGTGACCCGAATTATCAAGCGACAGGTACTACAGCAAACAAACAATTATCTAGTTCTTATTATTTTGGTTTAGATTGGAGTGGATATACTAATGGATTTAGTGGACAGTTTAAACTAGATAAACTTAATACCGCAATAGATTGCGAAGATACATTCTATGAGTTTCAATTCAATAGAGTATATACTGTAGCAGGGTTAATCGATGAATACAAGAAGGGAAATAAAGGAAGATTCATAGGTATTAAAGAAATTGATAGTGAT